TCTACACCAAACGGTATGGGTAATTGGTTTCATAAGACTTGGGTTGGTGCTGAAGAAGGCTCAAACAATTTTAACTTTATCAAATTACACTGGACAGTTCATCCTGAAAGAGACCAGAAATGGAGAGATGATCAAAATGCATTATTAGGTCCAGACATGGCAGCACAAGAATGTGATTGTGACTTTATAAGCTCTGGTCAGTCTGTTATTCCTGCAGCAATTATTAAAGAATATCAAGATAAATTTACATGTGAACCAATAGAGAGAAGATATAATGATGGAATGTGGATATGGAAACATCCAGAACCAAACAGAAGATATTTAATAGGCGCTGACGTTGCGCGTGGAGACGGAAGCGATTATTCAGCTTTTCATATTCTTGACGTTGAAACACTTGAACAAGTTGCAGAGTTCAAAGCAAAAATAGATACTACACGATATGCAGGAATATTAGCATCTATAGGAACAGAATATAATGATGCTGTTTTAGTTGTTGAGAATAATAATGTAGGGTGGGCAGTTTTGCAAGTATTATTAGATAGAGAATACAGAAATCTATTTTGGATGAAAAGAGACTTAAAGTACGTTGATACAAAAACACAATATACAAATAAGTACAGAAGTCAAGATAGAAATCAAATACCTGGATTTTCAACGACTATGAAAACTAGACCGCTTATTATAGAAAAATTATCACAATTTATAAGACAAAAAGAAGTAAAAATAAATTCAATTAGACTGATCGATGAATTATATGTTTTTATATTTAATAATGGGAAAGCGGAAGCTTTCAAAGGCTATAATGATGACCTGGTCATGAGTATGGCAATTAGTCTCTGGGTTAGAGACACTAGTTTACGTCTTCATGATGAAAATATGAGGCTAACTAAAGAAACAATGAACAAAATGGGAGCAAGCTCTGGTGTTTATACTGTTGAGGCAGAAGATGACTACGGCTGGAAGCAACAAATAGCCGGCAAAAAAGAATCACTAACTTGGTTAATATAAAATGGCAAAACAAGACACATTTTTTGATAGAATAACACGCTTATTTTCAACAGGCGTTATTGTTCGTAATGTCGGAGGTAAAAAACTAAAAGTAGTTGATACTGACGATATTCAAGCAGGATCTAAAACGCTTATGGATAGGTACCAAAGATTATATTCTGGCAAAAGAGGAATAGGGTCAATGCATGGTTACAGTGGAGAATTAGCAAAAGCACAACGTATATCACTTTTTAGAGATTACGAAGCAATGGATGATGATCCAATCATATCATCTGCTCTTGATGTATACGCAGATGAGTCTACTATGAAATCAGAGTACGGAAATGTTTTAGAAATAAAAGCAAATAATCCACAAATTCATGAAATACTTCATAATTTATTTTATGATATATTAAATATTGAATTTAACTTATGGCCTTGGATTCGTAATATGTGTAAGTATGGAGATTTCTTTTTAAACTTAGATGTAAAAGAAGGCTATGGAATTATAAACGTATCTCCGCTATCTACATATGATGTATCACGAATAGAGGACTTTGATCCTGAAAATCCTTATGAGGTAAAATTTGTATTAGATGCAACTGATCCTAGAAATCAACCACAAAATGCATCAAACCAAGAATTACAAAACTTTCAAGTGGCACATTTTAGATTATTATCAGATTCTAACTATATACCTTACGGTAAGTCTATGGTAGAAGGTGGAAGAAGAGTTTGGAAACAATTATCTCTTATGGAAGACGCTATGTTAATCCATAGAATTATGAGAGCACCTGAAAAAAGAGTATTTAAAATTGATATTGGAAATTTACCTCCAAATGAAGTAGATACTTATATGAAGCGCATAATTGATAAAATGAAAAAAGCTCCAGTAATAAATGAAGAAACTGGTGACTACAATTTAAAATACAATATGCAAAATTTAACTGAAGATTTCTATTTGCCAGTTAGGGGTGGAGATTCTGGAACAATGATAGAATCACTCCCAGGCTTAACATATGAAGCAGTAGAAGACATCGAGTACCTAAAAAATAAATTACTATCAGCATTAAAGATACCAAAAGCATTTTTAGGATTTGAAGAAAATGTTGGATCAAAAGCAACACTTGCTGCAGAAGATGTAAGGTTTGCTAGAACAATTGAAAGAATACAAAGAATTGTGTTAAGTGAATTAACAAAAATAGCTGTAGTACACTTATACTCACAAGGCTATACAGACGCTGCCTTAGTTGATTTTGATTTAGAATTAACTAGTCCTTCAACAATATACGAACAAGAAAGATTAGATCTTTGGGAAAGAAAAAATAATATTGCAGAAGCAATGAAAAGAGAAGGTTTAATATCACAACAATGGATTTATGATAATATATTAAACTTTACCTCTAAAGATGTAGATAAAATGCAAAATGAAATTGTAGATGATAAAAAACAAGCATTTAGATTATCTTCAATAGAAAACGAAGGAAGTGATCCAGCAAAGCAAGCAGAAGAAGGACAAATGAAAAGCGATGATGAAGATGAACAAGGCGGAATGGAAGACGAAGATTCAAAAAGAGACACAGAAGATAGAGAGACTTACGGAGTACGCGATGCAATAGGAAAATTCGATTATTTACACTCTAATCAAAGAGAAGATAATCCTACAACACATAAGTTTAGGAAAAGTCCACTTGCATTGGCACATTTTGATGCTATGAAAAATAGCTTTAACAAGAAAGAAACACAATTATTAAAAGAAGTATCTGATATTGATGACGAACTTAACGGAACTAACAAGAAAATTTAGTTTTCTTATATTTATTAATGAATTCATAAGAGACTTAGCTAAGGGTATATATGAAACACTCAAAATTTAAAAATGGCGGCTTATTATTCGAGTTGCTAACTCGACAGATAACATCTGATGCGCTTAACGGATCATCATCCTCGCCATCAACATCGCTAGTAAGACAGTATTTTAAGAAAGATACAGAGCTTTTTAAAGAAGCTAAGATCTTTAATGTTTTACAACAAACAAAAATCAAAAATTCTGAACATGCAAAACATCTTATCGAAACAACGATAAAGTCTTATAGTAAGACAGTTAACCAATCTAAGTTAAGAAAAGAAAAATACGCACTTATTAAAGCAATTAAAGAAAGTTTTGATATGGATTCATTTTTTAAAGTTAGAATACCAAACTACAAGATATTAGCATCTATATACAATGTACTTACAGAAGACTATTCAGATCCTAAACAATCTTCAAAAAGCTATTATACAATTCTAGAACATATTTCTTCAGTTAAAAAACCAAAAGAAGATCAAACTCTCACAGAATTAAAAAAGCAAAACAAAGATTTAAGACTTCTAGCTTACACAATATTGGTAGAAAAATTTAATAAGAAGTACAACACACTAACTGGTGATCAGAAAAAAGTTCTTAGAGAATATATTAACAGTGTATCTAGTACAGGAACACTAAAAACATTCTTAGAGTCACAATTTAAAAATGTCTTATTTGAACTAAAGAAATATTATGGTGCTATAGACAATAAAGTGATAAAGATAAAAATTAAAGAATGTGTAAAGCTAGTTAATGAAACAAAAATTGCAAAACCAAAAACATCACATGTATTGAAACTTATGAGATTTTATCAATTAGTTTCTGAGATAAAAAATGTCATTAAAAAATAATAGACTAATAGAACTATTAAAAAATCTAATACGCCAAGAGCTAAAAGAAATGAGCGCAACAGGTGGAATAGACGGTGGTGAAGGCCCTCAAAAAACGCCGTACGCTTTTAGAGACCCTAAAGATGATGACAAAGATGAAGATGACTTAAAACTATCAGACGGAATGAGTGTTGTTAAAGAGAATTATTGGCATTTTAGAAATGATGAATCTATGTCAACAAAACAAAAGCTAGCTAAGTCTATGATTGGAATTCGTGATAGAATGACTGAGATAGAAAAACTAGTAAAGTACAATGTAAAACTTAAAAACGAAATGAAATTTGAGTCTGACAATTATATGAAGAGAACAAAAGTAGCTCTCGGAAAAATTTCAGAAAAACTTGTAAGACTTTCTCATAAAGTAAAGGACTTAGTATAATGGACAAATCTTTATTAGTTGATGTTATTCCATTTGAGGTAACACCAGACAAAGTTAACGAAGCTATTAGCACAAATGGTGGAAAGCTTATTGTTAAAGGCGTATTGCAAAGAGCAGAAGCAAGAAATCAAAATGGAAGAGTTTATCCAAAAGAAATATTGATGCGTGAAGCATCAAAGTATACAGATAATTTTGTAAAAGAAAGAAGGGCAATGGGTGAACTAGATCATCCAGATTCTTCTGTAGTAAATTTACAAAATGTTTCTCACAATGTATTAGAAATGCATTGGAACGGAAATGATCTTGTAGGAACAGTTGAAGTTTTAACAACACCTGCAGGAAATATTTTAAAAGAATTATTTAAAAGTGGAATTAAGTTGGGCATTAGTTCAAGAGGTTTAGGTTCTATAAAACAAGAATCTGCTGGTGATGAAGTACAAGATGATTTTGAATTAATAGGCTTTGATTTTGTTTCTAATCCTTCAACACACGGTGCTTTCTTAAGACCTGTCAATGAATCAGTTGACAAAAATTCAAAAAGCAATAAATGGCAAGGTGTTGAAAAAGCAGTATTTAACATCCTATCAGGAGAATAACAGTGAAGATGAAAGATATATTAGAAGAAGCTATTGGCGGAGTTGTAACTATGAAGCCGCTTAATAATGTGTTTGGTGAAGATAAAAAATCAACAGATTTATTAAAGATTGCCAAAGGAATAGTTGCGAAAGAAGGCGAGAAAAAAGTAATGACAAAAGAAGCATTAGTACAAACTGTTAATGAGTTTGGAACTTATGGCCCTTCAATATACAAAAAACACAATTTGGCAGAAGTTGCAAAGACTTTTGTTGAAATCGCAGAATCTGCTCAAAAACATGTTGTTGAAGAAACACAAGACTGGTTTGATGGTGTTACTGTAAAAAGAAACATGAATGAATTAAAGAAGCAAGCTACACAGTTTAATAAGATTGCTTCAGAGGCACAAGCACTTCAAGATAGAATGGCTGCTTTATATGAAGATATGGGTGGTATACTAAATAGATATTTTGATATAAAAGAGTTAAACGAAGAAGACTAAAGAGGTAAAGATGTCAATAAAAGTTAAGGTTACAAATAACAAATACGAGTTTGCATTAAGAAAATTTAAGAAAAAAGTCAAAGAAGCAGGTATATTACACGAACTGCAACAAAGACAATTTTATGTAAAACCTTCAGCTATTAAAAGAGACAGAAGAGCAAAAGGTAGATTAAGAGCTCAAATAAGATCAAAAAAAGCTGAACTTTAAATATATTATACCATACTTATATAAAAATAAAATGCACCTACGTTCGTTAGGTGTTCCTAAATAATCGAATCAGATTATAGTTCAAAATAACTATATAATCTCTTTAAGGGAGAATCCAAATGGATAAACTATTAAAAGAAGCAATTGCTGACGCTAAAGCCGTGCGCGAAACCGCATTAGCAAATGCTAAAA